GCAAATCGAGGATGATGCTGACGCCGAGTTTTCGGTGTCAAACTTGTACGAGGAGCAGGAGCGATGAGAAACCCTAGCGCCGCCCTCATTGATGCGTTCCGTGCTGACGGCCGAGTCAAGGCCGAAGAGGCGCTGAAGATCGCAGCCAGAAAGCGGGCCGAGGCAAAGGCCGCATCCCAGAAGACGTCTGGGTTGGCTTCTACCGTCGGTAGTCTCCTTGGTGCTGGTGCTGCATTAGCAACTGGTAACCCTGCCCTGGCTGGCGTCGGAGCGTCGCTGGGTGGAGCAGCCGGCGGAATGGTGTCTAAGGCTGTATCTGACATGGGCGAGGCCGGGAAAGCTGAAAGCGAGTACCAGCGGCTGCAGCGTATTTTCGATATGTACTGATAGAATGCGAATAGAGGTGGGATAAATGACTAAGAAGACCAAGAAGAGCGATGCGCTGAAGGCCTGGGAGCGCCGACAGCATCTCTACACCAAGCACGTTGAGCGCAAGCCCATGACCGATAAGGAGCGGGCGGATTACATTATGATCTGCTCTCGTCGAGGAAACTGCGTTCCGGGGCCTAAGCCTGCCGAGTAAGGCCAAGCAATGAAGAGCCCGAAAGCTGAGAAGCTCAAGCAGGCGATCGAGTCATTCAACACCGACCGCACGTCGTATCAGCGTATCTGGGATACGTGCCTCCTGTTCCTGCAGGGGCGCCAGCACGTTGAGGTCGAGGCGAAGTCTGGTGATGTGATCCGCCGAAAGGTGAGGGGTTCATCTGTGACGGTGAACCTCATCCTGAACATGTACCGAAACCTGCAGAGCCGTCTCGAGGTGGCGTACCCAGGCACCACGGTCATCCCGGCATCACCCAGCGCAGAGGATATCATTAAGGCCCAGAGCAGCGAGGCTGCCCTTCAGTACTACTGGCAGGCATCTCGTATGAGTAAGCGGTACAGTGAGTTGGTTGGCTGGTTGCTCAGCACGGGCAACGCTGGGTTTCTGACCCGGTACACCGGCAAGAATATCATCACTGAGACTGTGTCGCCGTACATGCTCTACTTCGAGCCTGGTGTGACGAACCCCGAAGAGTCCAACTGGGTTGGCGTGGCGAAAATCGTCAACCGAGAAGACCTGGCAGAGGCCTACCCCAATCACAAGAAGGTGATTATGCAGGCCGCTGAGATGGACGAAGCGATGCGCCAGAAGCGTCTGCCGTTCATGTCCAGCGAGACCAGGCAACTGAAAGACCGTCTCGAGATCTTCGACGTCTACTTCCGCAACGGTGATCGCAAGATCCTGCTCGACAGCACCTACCTCTTCGAGACGAAATGGGAGGGTGATGTCATGCCGGTGCAGTTCGTTCGATACACCAAGATCCCAGGGCGCCTGTTTGGCATGGGTGCCATCGAGCCCCTCCTAGAACTGCAGGTTAACTACAACAAGACCCGCAGCCAAATCATTGATAACGCAGAGCTTATCGGTAACCCCAAGTGGTTGATCCCGAAGACAGCTGGCGTTAGCGCCAACTCTATCACGTCTCGCAAGGGTGAGAAGGTGTACTACAACCCGGCAGGTGGGGCTCCCACCCCGGTGTCGCCCCCCTCGCTGCCTGGCTTTGTGCTGCAGAACGCTGCTCAGCTTGCATCGGAGATGATGGACGTTAGCGGTATCCATGCCACGTCGCTTGGAAAGCGGGCTGTCGGTGTCACCTCTGGCAAGGCCGTCGAGGCGCTATCCGGTCGTGACATGACCCAGCTTCAGACGACCCAGAACGACATCGAGCGGGCTACCGAGGACCTCGGAAAGACCGTGCTCATCCTGATGCGCAAGTACTACAATGAGCCTCGGATGATGCGCATGATGGACGGTCTGGGTAAAGTCGTCTTCAACTACCTGAAGGCGACTGATCTTGTTGATGATCCTGAGGTATTCATCGAGGCAGGTTCCTTGTTCCGCAACGAGAAGCAGGACCGAGATCAGCGCATCATGGACCTTCTCGAGATGGGCCTGATCGACAAAGAGACCGCCCTCCGGGAGCTCAAGTTCAGCACCGGTAACTCCTTCGTCACCGAGCGTATGCAGTCTATCGCCCATGCCAACGATATTCTCATGGCAGCGGCTGCTGGGGCTCAGGTCGAGGTGTTCCCGACTGATGACCTCAAAGCGTTCCAAGACGTATTCGGTCAGTTCATGCGAAACGCTGAGTACTACGAGCTTCCCTACGAACGCCAGGCGTACATCCGGGACATCTACGCATCGATCATCACCTTCGGTATGCCTGACCCTCAGGCGGCAGAAGAGAACATCAGGCGCACGGTTTTCCCACGAGTCGGGTCGTCGGATAAGGGCGAGGAGCAGATCGAAGCCTCGTACCAGTCTCCTGTGTCGGCCATTCAGGGCGAAGAGGAGTACCGGCGCATGGGGACCATGCAGATCGCTCAGCAGATGGTCGATGAGGTGCCAGAGCGTGGCCTTCGTCGTACCCCGATGGGAGGTGGCGGATGAACACCGGCGAAGTCTACGATCTCTTCCGGTCGATGATCGACGAGCCCGATGATACCTTCCTGAGCGAGTCTCAAGCCCAGTCCATGTGCGACATGGGTTACCGTGAGTTCCGCCAGGTGGTATCGGATACGATGCCGGATGCATACAACACCGTCCTGTCTGTTAGTGTTTCTGGCCGTGAGCACGAGCTTGCTGGGGTCCTTTTCCGGGACGCTCTCGGGGTGGCTACTCACCCGTGCCAGCGCATCATTCGCATTGGCGCCGATGACGGCAGCGGGAACCTAGCATGGTACATGACCCCAGGGCAGAACCCGACCCAGGTTGATAACCTTGAAGTTGATTACTGCCTTGTCGGCACACGCCTTGTGTTCTCGGAAAACACATCGCGAACTATCCGGATCGAGTACGTCCCAGAGACTCATATTTCGCCCGGAGCATGGACAAGTGGCGACCTTACGTTCATCGACACGTTCGACTCACACCATGCGCTGATCGCCCTCTATGCGGCCCGTTACTACATGGTCCGAGATGGCGCCCCGAACAATGCCCTCCTCTCCCTGATGCAGGAGAAGGAGCGTCTGCTCGAGTCGTATCTCGCCGTCGGTCGGGCCACTGATGGTTCCCACTACATTGCTCCTGCCCCTGGCTACAACCTGACAACGGGGTACTGATGGCTGTCGGGGGGATCGAGGTAGAGCTTCTTAGTGGCGGCATCGATGAGACCTCTGCGGCTCGCGGGCCGTGGGTCCAGAACATGTGGATGCCGGACGGTCGCCGAGACTGGGAGGTACGACCTGGCTTCGGCCAGGTGTGCGCATTCGACACGACTATGTCAGCCCAGATGACGTCCCCGGTGAACTGGGGTTACGAGAAGCATCTAGGATCGGTGTGCTTCGTTACCGACTGGGGCAGTACGCAGATCCTGTCTGTTCTCCTGGCTCGGGTTCAGACCGGCAACCAGGGTGGCGCCCAGGGTAGCGTATGGGGACGGTACCTGGCTGTTTCTATCTTCGATGTTGATAGCCGTAAGCGGCGTGAGGAGATCCTCCACACGCACACCTCGCAGCTTGACGGTGTTAGCATGCCCGTCCGCAAAGGGTGCTACGAGACCAACGCTAGTGTCGATAGGCAAAAGTTCATTGGCGCTACGTCCGAGGACTTCTCATGCCATGTTCACGACGGGGCTGTGTACATCAACAGTAAGGCTACTGGGCTCCTTGTCTACTTGCCGGCAGACTTCCGTGAGACGAACGTGTCTGCCGCTCTGGATGTTGCCAACCGGCCCAACTGGTATCAGCCCATGAGCGAGTCTTCGCTCATCATCCCGCTGACCCCCGCTAACGGTATTGCTCCGGAAAGCTACAACTACCGCAACGCATCGGAGATCCCGGCTGTCGTTGATATGGCCACGCTGCAGAACAGGATGGTGCTAGCTTCGGAGGGCGAGCTTTACTTCTCGGACCCCGGAATGCCCAATGCCTACGCCTCGAGAAACTTCGTTGTTGCTCCCACCACGGATCCCATCGTCGCCATCGAGGAGATCAACGACAACCTGCTGGTGTTCACGGAGTCAAAGACGTTCTTGTACCAGCCCTCGGTTGGAGAGCTGGCATCCGACGGTAGGTTCATCACGGCCAGTTCGAGCACTGGGTGCTCATCTCGGGAGTCTGTGGTGTCCGTTGGGGCATCGGTGTTCTGGTGCGCCAGCGACGGTATACACACAACGACCAACGGCATGTCGGTCAATGAGGTCAGCTCGTCGATACGAGGTTTCTTCACTGACAGCGTGACGACACCTCTTTCTCACTACCTCACAGCTAGTGGCGTGGCAGATCCCCTGACCGAAGACATGCCAAAGACTGTCTACCGGTATGATGCGGGTGACCCCGTCTCGATCATGTATGACAGTCAGTCAGGAGCCCTCCTGGCAAGTTTTCCGGAGTCCGGCTGCGTCTGGTGCTTAACCCAGGGGCAGTGGTCCATGTGGATTACGTCGTCATGCGCCGCTCAGGAGGTCGGCATACCGATCGTTCGAGACGTGTCGAACATCAAGAGCCCGGTGTGCCTAACCAACGGGCGTGGCGACATCTTCTGCGTTGGCAGCATCGACGAGGAGCAGTTCAACGACGCTGACACGGGAAACTCCTCCAAATCGCTTAGCTACTACATCACGGAGCTAGGCCGAGGCGGTGCGTTAGACCGGTCCACCGGATCTGACGATGGTGAGGATCAGCGCATCGTGACTAGCTCCTACAAGGTGCGGTCAGCCGTCGGTGACCGGTACATATACATGCACAAGCCAGAGCTTGACCCGATTACCGGTGAGTACTTCATGCTGGTTGAGGTGGCCCCTGACGCTGTCATCACGTCGGTTGACCTTGTGTTCAACATCAACACCCACTGGGACATCCGAAACACCGGCGGTAACATCGATATGTGCTTGCCCCCGGAAAGGCAGGCAAGCTCGGCTGGGTACGGAGCCACAATCGCTGCGGGGACTGCTACTATCTCCTATGCCGGTGTTGCCCTCAATGCCCCCATTGGAGGCCGCAGCCCTTATTTCGTCATTCGCTGGATCGAGAACCATTCCCACCACACCAGCATCGGCATGATTACGAGCTTTATTGACGCTAAAATTAATGGGTTAGATGCTGAGGTGTACTACTGGCACGGCCACATCGGACCAGGCGACGACGAAAACGTCAAGGCTCAGGCTGTCGATTGGGCATACAAGTCGGCACAGGTCGGCGAGGATGGCGTCGGTCAAACCAGGGCGCGCGGCGTGTTTACCCGGATGCTTAGCCACGGGTCGGCCGCCAACAAGTTGGCGCCGAACTGGATCTGGGGTGTGTACAACACCTTGAGCGCAGGCGATTGGAAGGGGTGGTCATCTCAGGTTGTTGACTACGATAACGACGCCATCGACAAGGTAGCAGACAAGCTGACGGTGCGGTCTCGATTCAAGAGCTCCGCTGGCGTCCTGTCGAAGCGCACGTTCAACAACGCGGCCAAGTTCGGTGAGTACCTCATCGATGATGAGGAGTACGACACGATCTCAACGTCTGACAGCACGCGAGGGGAGCATGTTACCTACATGCTATTTGGGTTCATGCGTAACCGGGCCGAGCGCATGGTGATTTCCAGCGCCAAGCTGCTCCTCAGGGGCAACCAGGGTGGCCGACGGAGGACCGGACGGTGAGCCTGCTGCGTGCTGTATGGGATCGCTCTGAGACCAGGGAGGAGGTCAGGAATAAGACCTCCATGGAGGTGTACCTCGGCGCCATCCGGCGTCTTGGGCGCAGCGTGGTGATGCCTGGGTCTCAGATTAAACAGGATGAGAAGATCGATGCAGGGGCATTCGTTCTGATGGGTGAGTACGGCGGCATGAAAGCATCAGCAGACAGGTCGTTTGTTGTTTTCTCCCCAGGATCCACAGTGACGAAGCAAGTTGAAGTCACAGGAAAACTTGTTTTGAACGGGGCTAACCTAAAGTGCGAAGGCGACAGCCCGGCAGTCGTCGTGAAGAGCGGTGGTTACCTGATCGCAAGGGGTTGCCACATCAGCAAGGACGACAACGAGCAGTCGGCTTTATCGACCTACATCCTTATTGAGGATGGTGGCTTTGCTATGATCGAAGGTTGCATGTTCCATGGAGTACAGTCCGGTGTCGGGTCCCTCGTCAGGAATGACAATGCTGCAGTTCCTCCTGGCCCTGGGCGTGTTGCTGTTGCTGGCTGCGTTAACGCAAGTGACGTGACGACAACTCCGTTTGTGAACATGTCTTACGCACAGTACGTTCCGTCGTAGGGGGAGCCATGAGCACCAGGCGGGTAACAAAGCAGCAGTTCGCTGACGGGACGACCATCGATGGCAACCGCATCGAGGTGGCCCTCCGAGACATTGAAGAGATCGCCGACCGGGTCCCTGCTGGGCTTATCGCTAACCGCTTCACGCAGACTCAGATTTCCATGGGGTTCCAGCCAGTGCTCAGCGGTGCAGCCAACTGGAAGCAGCCGTGGATGACATTCCAGAACAGCATTGCATCCGAAGCGGAAAACACTTTCCGGGTCAAAGGGTCCGGTGCTGTCACGCATGCGAATCCTTACGACGTCAGCGACTGGAGCCTGTGGGAAGTCTCACTTCAGCGTAGTCACCCCGTTATTCTGGACAGCTTCGACTTATTCATGGTGCAGGATCCTGGCGGGTCAGGTGGCCAGGCTTACTACATGCCTGGCGGATCACCGTCTCCGTACATCCCTCCCAATGTCCGGGACCTCCAGATGTTCGTGCTTGTCGATAACCCTTTCCTCCCAGAGGATCGGGCTCAGGCGTCGATGGTGGTACACAAGGCTGACTTCGACTCTGACGCCTGGCTGTTCACGCCTAACCCGTCGGCGCCGGTTGTTTCGGATATGCTCCCACCGCACCCTGGTGGGTCTATTTCTGGTTGGTCTGTCCGTATCAGCAACCTTCGGGTGCCTCTTGCTCCTTACTCCAGAGTTCGGTTTGTTATCGCAATCCCGCAGTACGACTCGCCTGGCCCAGGTCAGACTAACTGGGGACTGCAGCCGTGGAGAACATTCGCCCCGAGCGCCTCTGTAACCCTTCTGGAGCCCAACACCGATGGCTAAGATCGGATTCCGCAGGCTAAGTCGCGGGGTGAAGTTCCTTATTGAGCACTTCTATACCCAGATCGACAAGGCGCTCAGTCGATTCACCGAGGCCCAGGTGCTGCCCGAGGACATGGAGCAGGGGTACTCAAGGTTCTCTATCGACTTCTCGTGGGGGTCGATTCAGACCGACCTAGGTGAAAGTGGTCTTGGCTCGGCGGCGTTTACGCTTCCTCCGCCCCAAGAGCGATTCCAGCCTGATGGTGTGACGTCCTTGTATGATGCGGTGTATACGCTCGAGTCCGTTTGCGCCTCGTTCGACCAGCGGGCGGAAGCAGCGGCCATCGAAGCTGACGGGGATCTGTCTTTCGACGAGAAGGACAACGTTGCCATCAAGATCGACATCTGGAAGCGTCGCATGGTTACCTTCGGCGGCACGTCGGACATGAACGATGCGTCTCTGGTGCTGTCGCTAGAACTTCCCAACCTAGGGTTTCTAGCCGACAAAAGTGGGTTGCGAACGAACCCTCAGGTCCTGACCGGAATGTCTGAGGTGTTCGATCCGTATAGCTCGTATGTCCTCGTTGTGACTGCCCCGTTCGCTCCGTCTTCAGTTCTCCTGGATGCTCCTAACCTGCTGGTTTCGCTTAACTTTAAAGCTCCGATTATTGAGGTAGATAAGGCTGATGATGTCCTTCATCACAAGGTTCAGAACATGCCTCAAGTTCCGGACCTCCCGGCAGGAGCCCAGTACGGCGCAACATACACGTCGCCAGTATCGGCCGACACGCCTGCTGCCGATGCCCTCATCGTTGCGGACTCAGTGCCTGGTGACAGTGGTATCCAGGGTAGCATCGAGCTTGTCGATAACGCCATCAAATCAGGACTGAACGCTGGGCGGTCGATGTTCTCAAGGCGCTTCGGCGCCGAGGGGCTGATGTACCAGGCCGGGTACGACGTCATCGCTGTCCCGATGTGGGGCAACGGGTGGTTTGTTTCTGGCGCCACAGCGAGCGGTGATCTTCCCTATGTTGGGATAGGCCCTGGGACTGACCCAACATGCGACCGTCGCATCATCCCCATCAAGTTCCCGTTCGTCGTTCATCACGTCATGGCGTACTACAACTATGGTTGGAACCGGGTCACTGCGGCGTCCTTCGAGCAGCAGGTCGGGGTAGGCATCGGCACCGGTGAGCGATCAGACAGCTACTCGTACAGGCAGGTTGCTCATGCAACGTGGACGGGTACGTCTTACGGGGCCAACGTAATTGATAGGTTTACAGGCCCAGATGTCTACGCTGCCGCAGGTGTAGGCGGGGATATCCTAAACATCCCATTGGTTCACGACGCTACTGTGACTGGTGTTGGGTATGACGCTAGCGTGAGCCCGGCACTTGCCGACCAGGGGCCACCATTCTACGTCGGTAAGACCAACAGCCAGGATGCAGTGCGCTCCCCAGCAGCAAACACACCGGGTGGCGCCTTCGTCGCTATGCCGTCGATTGACGGACGTGAACAGTTTCTCGAGGTTAGGTGGTCGATGCACGACCCAGTTCTTGGTATGTACGGCCAGGCCGCAGGCGAAACAGCTATAGGACGCGGTGGTCATTGGGTGTACATCATCGGCAAGAAGCACCTTTGTTGATTAGGGGGAGACAATGAGCGAAAAAACCTTCGGGTCACCTGTCGAGCGACGTAGGCGGAAGGGACCTACCCGGCGCACCGATATCGAAGCGGCGCAGGCTGAGGAGGCTCGCCTTCGTGAGGCCGCCCTAGGACGACTCCGGTCTGCGGAAGAGCGGATCGCCGGTGAGGCTCAGACCCTGGAGGGTCGCCTGCGTGCCGAGCAGGGCCGAGCGTTCTCCGCTGCTGTCGGCCGTCGCGCCGGTCGCGCCATGGGTGGTGGAGCACTAGCAGCTCTGTCTGGCACCCAGGCTGACCTGTCCCGCCAGGCCGCTGAGGCCCGCTCTGCGCTTGACGCTCGCGCTGACCAGGCAGCCATGGACCGCATCCAGTTCGAGCGCGAGACCATGAAGACCAGTGAACAGATGACTGCGGATGCTACGGCTGCCAGGTCTGAGGTAAACTCGCTGGCTGACGAGCACACGTCGTGGGGGTTCCTGAACAAGGGTGATTTCCGTGCTGCCATCAAGCAATACCTGTTCGATAACGGTATCCCCGAGGGGTCGCCAGCGTACCGTGCGGCTATTGACCAGGGCGAGGAGATCATCCGCAAGAAGACGCTGACGAGCTAGGAGCTAGGAATGGGCCGTATCATCTTCGACTCCAGAGCGTTCGCCCCAGGCGCCGTGAAGCAGCGCACGTTCCCAGATCAGTCCGGGGGCGGGCTAAAGAGCCAGTGGTTGTCACCCAGCGGGGTGCAGACCATGGTTGGGCTTGCTGGTATTCTCGGTAAGATGAAGCTGCCCCGAGGCCTTGGGCCAGGCGGTGTGGATGCTGAGGGGGAGGCCCTTCGTGCTGCCGCTGAGGCCCGAGCTGGGGCCAAGGCTGGGATGCAAGGTGAGGTTGCGCAGGCGCAGCAGGCCGTCGAGGCCCAGCGTGCTATGGATCGTCCGGCTCTCGAGCAGGCCCAAGAGGGCATGGGCGAGGAGTTCACCGAAAGTCTCCAGAATGAGGCCAGGCGCCGGGCTGTCGGCGAGGCTAACGCCATCCTAAACCGAAGCGATGACCCTGAGGATCGCCGTCGGGCTGCGGACATTCTCATGCAGGTAGGGGAAAGGCAACTTGCCACCCAGGCCCTCATGCCTGCAGCCAGCCGCCAGGAGCGTCGCCGTGAGATGGAGACCATTACGGAGGCCGACAGGCTGAAGCGTCGTGGTGAGCAGGCCGCTGGCTTCCCAGCTCACAAGGGGCCGAACGACTGGCTCCCGGAGCACGACCTTAGTTACAGCGAGTTGGGGCGTCAGGCTAAGCAGGCAGCAGGCCTCATCAGCCCTGAGGCGGACGCTGAGTTGCTGGATGATATCACGAATCGGGCTAAGCGTACCGCTGGAGCCTGGGGGGACCGTCCTGCTGGGAATATTCCGTACCCCCCCATCGCTGAACCCGTGGCGTTCAAGTTCCAGGGCCTGACCAACGAGGACCTTAAGTCCGGATCAGACCGCCTGAAGAACCTCACCAGGGCTCAGCTTCGGGACGTGATGTTTAAGTGGAAGTCGGCCTCCGGGAAGCCTGCCATCATGATGGAGATGGCTAAGACCGGTGCTGACACCTCAGAAGCCAACATGTTCGAGGAGCTTCTGCACCGCGAGATCAGGCAGCGGGCTCGCCAGGATGTGTCGCCGGACCAGTTGGCTATCTCCCGACCGTCATACGACATCGAGGAGGCCCGAGGCGCCGAGTTGGATCTTGTTGGCAAGGAGGCCGCCGATGAGTTCTTGGCCCAAAAGCGAAGCGAGGACCCCTACTACGGGATGTCCCCTGGTGATGCCATCGACAAGATCATGGAGGATGCACCGAACGCTAAGTCGGAAAAGGAGCAAGCCAAGCTCAAGTCCCTCCTGGCCCGTTACACTGCCCGCAACAAGCGCACGTTCTCGGACCTGTTCTTCGATTCATCCCAGGCTCGCCTAACCAGAAACACTGCGCAGCTTGATAGGCTTATGCCAGAGCCGACCAAGGAGCTTAGCGAGCTTGAGCAGCTTCGCCTGGATCGAGCCATCAAGTTCGAGAAATGGCTGGATGATAAGGGGGTATCCCCGGAGGCGCTTAAGGTTAAGAAGCTCATGGGGGAGGTCAGCAAAGCGAACAGGGCAGCCAGGTCTGCTGGCGGTGGCGGACTCAGTGTCAAGCAGCGCCTGAAATACGGAGCCGAGGCCTTCGACCACCTCATCAAGGGGGTGGACATGGAGCTTAACGTCGCCACTGAGCGGGAACTAGCCAAGCTCAACAAGGGCGACCGTGATAACATCATGGGCCGACTGCAGGACCTGGCCGGCAAAGATAAGGCAGCGGAACTTGACGCCATCGGCAAAGAGCAGGGCGGTAAGTTCAAAGCCTTTGCTGACGCCATGAAGGCTGCTGACAAGCGGAAGCGGAAACTAGAGAACGACACCGCCCTGTACAAGGCTAGGATTGCTGCCGGGAACGATAAAGGAGCGATGGAGATCCTCGGGGATAACGTACTTGCTGCTCAGCGCGGCATCGTGGACGCAACCGTCCCTGACATCTCAGGCACTGATGACGATGCCTTCTCGGAGTCGTTCCTCCGTGACGTGCTTAAACTAGAGGAGGGTGGACGTCCCGACGCTGGAGCGGGTCCGGCGGGTTCTCCGCCTCCTAATGCTTACCCCGGTGATGATCCGGCTTTATCCGCCTTGGTGCTCAAGTAATGCCCGAACCAAAGGAAACTGAAGGCCTGATCGATATCGGCACCTTTGGTGCTGATAATCCCGACACTGCTCTTGATGAGGTTATCGAGGGTACGGGTGATGTGCTTAGCACGGCGGCAGGCCTTCCAGCTGCTGCTGCTGGTGCTGTTGCCGGCGGTATCACTGGTTTGGTTGAGGGGGCTATCGGCGCTGTTGGCGGTGAGACCTTCGGCGGTGAGGCCTATGCCGACAGCATGCGTCGCTTTGAGGAGATGTATGCCGAGCGGGCTGGGACATCGACGTACAAGAACACCATCGCAGACGCTCAGGATGTCTTCAGTTCCCCGATCATCATGCTGAACTCGCTGTGGCAGGCCGCTGCTGACGAAGATCCGCTTTCGGCTGGGTACGAGACCGCTAATGTCATGGGCGAGGACGCCATCATGGGCCTCCGGTGGACTGCCGAAAACCCAGTCAAGGCCATGCATGCATTCCCTGTCAGCACGCTCATGATGCTGAACGCTGCGGCTAAGGGTGTTCGAAGGACTGGGGCCAAGGCCCGCAAGATCGATGCGATCGCTGAGGCCACCGAGCCCTTGGCATCCAAAGTGCGCGCTGTGATGGACACCGAGATCCCAGGTGTCATGTCGAGGAAGCCGAAAGAGGTTGGTCTCGATAGGGTCCCTGGCACGATCTACACTAAAGCCATCGGCGATGAGGGTATGACCATCGGCGAGGCGATGACGTATGCCGGCCAAGGCGCAGCAGCAGGAGCTCTTGTTGGTGTCCCTGAATGGGGAGCCATGACCATGCTAGGCGGGAAGGCTTTGGCTGGGCACCTGGCCAGCAAAGGTGGAGCGTCGGCTCGTGTTGTCGGCGGTGTAGGCCGCGTCCTTCGCCACACCTCATCTCAGGCAAGGGTGTCGGACGAGGTCGCTGTGCGAAGCATGATGCAGCACGGGGCGGCAGCATCGGCAGCCATGGATAACGTGACGTCTTCGGTGGTTGATGCCCTCAAGAACGGTGTTGATCTCACCCCGGAGAACATGGAGGCGATCTCACGCTCCAGCGGTCTGGCGGACATCGTTGAGATGCCGTCCACATTCTCCTACTTCGACTACGATGGCTCGGTGGTTCATGCGTCGAAAGACATCCTCCCCCCCTCGTACCGCGAGCGCAGGCGTAGCAAGGCCAGGTTCCGTCTTGATGATAAGGCTGTTGCTGCTCTGGATGACCTAGACCAACACCTCCGTGAGAACGCCTCGCCTGACATGGCTGGGAACACGGTCATGCTGATCGAGGACCTGCTGTCAGGTCGTAGTGCTCAGTACGCTAAGGACCACAGGGTCATGAAGCGTATCATCGACCGCCTACGGGAAATGGACCCAGACATCAGCGGAGACGGGCTTCGTGCCATCGAGCGTATGGCAAAGACTGTTGCGGAAGGGCCGATCTTCGGCCGTCACAGCATGAACCCGTACATCAAGCTCAGCACTGGTGACGTCGTCAATATTCGCGATCTTGCTACCGATGCATGGGTAGGCATGAAAGAAGCTGAGCGTCGTTCTGTCCTTGGCGGTGTGGCCTCATCCCTCATCGAGGAGAACAAGGCTGTCGTTCGTTCGCAGGCCGCTGCTCGTGGTATGGCTATCGAAGCAGACAGGATCTTTGCAGGGGATGCAGAGGCAAAGACGGCGATGGGCAAGGCCCTCGACGCCAATGATATCTACACGGCTGCCGACATCTACACGAACAAGCTCCTTGAGAGCACGATGCTCCGAGGGGACGCTGTCCCGATGGTGAGCCCCCGTGGGCTGCAGTTCGGCATCGTCGCCAACCGCCTGCAGCAGATGGTGATGAACCCTGAGTCCATCAACGCATTCTTCGAGCAGCGTCTGGGGCAGTCACTGGATGCGGATACGGTCGCCAGGGCCAGGGCTCGAATCAACGACATCCAGCGCCAGCTTGTCGATCCGGCCAATGAGGTGTCCGTTGACCTGGCCAACATGGGGTCCGATATCTCACGGTACCTTACGGCTGACGGCCTTGGCGGGAACAAGTTCCGGCAGCAGATGGAGAATGCTCTGGACGCCGGTGTCCTAGATGAGGCTGCATACAAGCGGATGCTCGAGGATGGTGTGTCGGATAGCTTCAACATCAACCTAGCTACACAGACCGACGGCCGTTCGGTCAGGGCTCCCCTACGGAACACCTACTCGTGGCTTGGTGACTCGGTAAACAACTTGAACATCAACCGACTGGCTAAGTCCATCTCATCATGGGTGAAGGCTGGGTTCACCACGATGAACGTAGCCTCCCATGTAAACAACGCCCTGAGTAACGTGGGTCTTCAGGCTATGTCCGGAGGTGTGAGCCCTGTCTCCGTTGTGGCGCGCATGTCGAACAACCTCCACACACTTCGCAAGTGGCGTAAAGACAAGAGTTCAGTAAGCAAGCTCGATGCCGAGATCATGGACGCTGTGACCAAGATGGGGTTCGTCGAGGGTGATCTTATCGCCGCCGAGATCAGCGCCCTGTCGTCCATCGCAGATAGTCGCGGAGCGTCGCCGTCGCAGGTCTCAGCCATCAACCGTGCTGCTTCAGGGGGTGCCAGGGCAGCTAAAGCACTGCAGGATCATGCTGGCGCTGCGTACCGACTCGGAGATAGCGCGTTCAAGTTCGATGAGGCGATCCGGTCTATGCGCTTCCTATACGATGCCATCGACGAACTTGGGGAAGGTGACACGATCACCATCCCCACCAGCCCAACCACCAGAACGACGGTTACGATCGTAGACGGTGTGCCTGTTGTGAAGGGGTCGAAGAGGCGCGGGTTCAAAGAGGTGGCTGCCGCCAACGCTCGGATGAAAGCGAACGCTTTGTTCTTCGATTACTCGCAGCGTCCTGGCGTCCTTCGGTTCATGGATCGTGCTGGCGGAGCAACGTCTATTCTTAACCCGTACCTGACGTGGTACTGGAAGGCTGTCGGCATCGGCGGCGAAGGTCTCGCCAAGCATGTGATTGGAAGCTCGAACGGGATCAGTACTAGCTCCCCTGCGTTGGCTGCTAAGCTCATTAAGAAGGAGTTCTACACTGCTGCCCGGAAGGCTGTCACTGTGTCGGCCATTAAGGCTGAGGCGGAAAAGCACCCGGAGGCGCTGGAGAAGGCCCTTGCCTACGCTCCCACCGAGGTGCGTCAGAAGCTGTTCTTGGACGTCGGCGACCCTTACGTTATGGGATTCCGTGACATCTCATCCATGGATGCAATGGCCCCAACTGAGAACCTAGTTAACATCATCGGAAATGTCCTCGGCAAGTTCAGCGACGACGACCGAGACCGGATCATCCAGGCTACTGGCGAAGGTGGTGTCATGAGGCCCCTGATGGAGTTGGTCGGCCTTACGGGCGGACCCGTTGTCGATGTTCTGTGGAAGATGAAGGAAGGCGACGACGTGCTGCCGGAGGAGGTCATCTCCCTGGCTTTTGGTACTAGCATCGCTCAGACCATCGGTTATGCCGGGCGGTCCATCGGGGGATCCGTCGGTGCTCTTGGATACGATGGTGACTACGGAGCCTACGATAAGCTCAAGCGTCTGCCTGAATGGGCCAAGCCTACCGCAGAGGAGTACATCTTCCGCCGGCTGACCTCTATTGGCTGGGACAAGCGGCACATCTTTGGCACCGAGGGTGGTCGCCCAGGCAAGCTGACTCGGTACTTTTCTCGCCTCAAGAAGAACCTGAAGCAGAACCTCGTTCAGGCAAAGCTGGACGAGCTCTGGGCTGGCGCTGCTGAGCCCCACGAGGTCCTCGAGGCTCTTACCGAGGCAAACATGATGCTCGAACGTCGTGCTCTCGAGGTCGTCAAAGCGTTGAAAACCGTATACCCTGACGCCGTGATCCCGCCGGATGCCCTGACGGAGATCAAGCTGACGAAGAGGGATTTAAAGTGAGCAGCTTCCCTTGGACATTCTCGCCCAGCGAGTTCGCTTGCAAGTGTGGTGGGGACTGCGAGCCTGACATGGACCGCATTCGCCACCTGGCCTGGGTGCTCCATGCCATCCGTGAGCGGACTGGAGGCCCCATCCGGGTCAACAGCGGCTACCGCTGTCCGGAGCACAACGCCAAGGTAGGTGGTGTCGCTAACTCGCAGCACGTTCAGAGCAGGGCTGCCGACATCGTTGTCGATGGGGCTAATCCTCGCGATGTCGCTGCTATCATCAACATGATGATGATCGAGGGGGAGATCCCCAACGGCGGTATCGGCAACTACAGCACGTTCACGCACGTTGATATTCGGCACAAGCCAGCGAGGTGGGACGGATGATGAAGAGCATTAGGCAGCCTGTTCCCACTGGCGACGCTGTGGCCCGCTACGAGCGGCTGTCCCATGAGGGGTCCGTGTGGAGGGATCTGTCGCCTACCCCTTCCGACGGCACCGACGGCACCATCGGTGCAGCGCCTGCCTGGCCGCACTTCAACGGAGAAAGTTACGTCTCGTTTGGTCAGCCGTCAAAGCTGGATTTCTCAGGGGCCTGCACAGTCGTAGTTTGGTACAATCAGGACACGATTACTCCGCCCGTGCAGGGCAACGAGCGCATCTTGAGTAGGGATAATGGCGCTTTGCGTTCGTTCTTGATTGCGCAGGCCGACAATACGGGCGTTTGCCAATTGTTTGCATGGACCCCGACGATTCGGAACATCGTAGCCACGGGGACTTATGCAACTGATACCTGGCATTGTGTCGTTATGGTAAATGAGGGGGTCGGAGGCGACCTTGTTATCTACGTCGATGGGCAGCAACGCGGCTCCATCGCCGGCGCAGGTGGCGCAGTCGCCGCTCCTGCTGTTGACACCGAAGCCGGAAGGCATCAGATCCCAGGCAACACGACCGACTATTTTCAGGGCTATATAGACACCGTCCGGTTTTACGACCGCGCTTTGAGCGCAGACGAGATCCAGCGAGACTACTTTGCCGGCGTGCCGGCTCATCCATAGGGAACAAAATGACCACCACCAACAATCAACTTCTGTCCAACAACCCCGTTGTGACCAGCACGACCGCTACCATGGACCTCCTCCTCACCGGTGGGGCTGTCCAAGACGAGTTGGTCGGCAGCACTACGTCCCTCACTGGGATGTACGTCCCCTACCATGTCTTGCTGTCCAACATCGGGGCGGCGAACCTGTACGTCAGCACCATGCAGGGTCAGACTGGTGTGCTCCTGCAGCCGGGGGCAGCCATGAACCTGGGCCTGTCCGCTGGCGCTAAGGTGTACGTCACCCGCGTTGCGGCCCAAGCGGCTACCCCCGACCTGAGCGTCATCCTCTTCTCCTGAGTTGACAGGACCTCCTGCTTGTCATAGCTACGAGTTACTCCTCGTGGTTGTGGGGTAATGCGCTCTGAGTAGGCGGCCCATTGTGGTCGCCTATTCTTTTGCTCGGAGCATGGCCTCCTTGGTGATGCGGACGACACGCCAGCCGTACACCTCCCTGGCCACCTCGAAGGTGGTGCTGCCACGGTAGGTGGTTACCTTCTCTGAGATCCATTTGCTGCGGGACTCCTCTGTCGGGAATGCGTTCAGGGTACGATACCCCTCTGGTGTGACGCTTTCAGCTAGGAAGCACTGTTTACGCTTGTCG